GCCTATCACCTAACAGGATTGTACCCTGAGTGGTGGAAAGGTAAAAAGTTTTACAAGCCTATTACGGCCTGGGCAGGTGGTGTCTCTAACGAAACCACTAGGGACATTGTACAAGCAGAACTATTGGGTTCCCCCGATGACCCTGAAGCCTTTGGATCTGGAGCGATTCCTAAAGAAACTATAATAAAAACGGAACGTAAACCCGGAGTACCAAACGCTAAGTCCGTAGCATTAATACGGCATACCTCTGGGGAGAACTCTTCTTTACACTTTAAAGCCTATGAAATGGGTGTAGACAAGTGGCAGGGACGCTCTGTTGACGTTGTATGGCTAGACGAGGAACCCAGTAGGGAACTCTACTCACAGGCTGTCACGCGAACTCTGGATAGAAAAGGAATGGTCTACATGACATTTACACCAGAAAGCGGAATGACAGAGACTGTAGCCGCCTTTATGAACGACATAAAGAAGGGGCAGAGTCTTAGCAACGCTACATGGGATGACGCCAGTGAACACGTTAAGACCCTAAGAGGTAGAGATGGTCATCTTAATGATGACGTTATGGAACAAATTCTGTCTGCTTATTCGCCGCATGAACGTGAAATGCGCCGCTTTGGTAGACCTTCTATTGGGTCAGGTCTTATCTTCCCAATACCAGAAGAAAAATTAATGATTGATCCTATAGAAATACAGGATCATTGGCCTAGAATAGCCGCTATAGATTTTGGTTGGGATCACCCAACCGCAGTAGTTTGGTGTGCCGTAGATAATGAAAGTGAGACCTTTTACATTTACGATTGCTACAGAGCATCCAAAGCAAGCCCCGCTGTACACTCTGAGGTTATACGGCAAAGACCGTATTTTATTCCCATAGCCTACCCACATGACGGAAATCGCAGGGATAGCATGGGAAACCCCGGACTTGCAGAGCAGTACAGGGCTTTAGGTTGCAACTTTAGACTTGAACACTTTACCAACCCTCCGGGCTTGGGGCAAACCAAAGGCTCTAACTCAGTAGAGGAAGGGCTTATGGCTATGCTACAAAGCATGGAAGCAGGTAAGTTTAAGGTATTTAACACACTACCTCACTGGTTTGAAGAGTACAGAATGTACCATAGAAAGGAAGGTAAAGTGGTCGCACTTCGTGATGACTTGATGTCTGCAACACGTTACGCCTTTCAGTCACAACGACACGCCATTGCGGGTTCAGACCCAGAATGGACTAGCGATTTAACATATAGGAATTACGGAATTGTCTGATATAGAACAAGAATTAATGTCACGAATTCATCAAGAGATAAATGATTCTCTTGGGTACGATGGCGAAATTTCGTTACAGAGAGAGGAGGCAATTAAGTATTATTATGCTCTTCCTTTTGGTAATGAAATAGATGGCCGTAGTCAATACGTTGATTCTACGGTGCAAGACACTATAGAATGGATTAAACCTTCTTTAATGAGGGTGTTTGCGTCTGGCGATGAAATGGTTAAGTTTACGCCGCATGGCCCTGAAGATGTTGCCGCCGCAGATCAAGCAACAGACTATGTTAATTATGTTTTTACTAAAGATAATAAAGGTTGGGAGATTCTTTATTCATGGTTTCACGATGCGCTTCTCCAGAAAAACGGCATTGTAAAAGTTTGGTGGGATGAATACCCAGAAGAAAAAAGAGAAGAGTATAGAAATTTGGGAGAGGTTGAATTTGAATATTTAATCTCAGATGATGAGGTAGAAGTTTTAGAGCATACAGAGTATGAAGATAATGGTGTAATATATCATGATCTTGTAATTAAAAGGTCTAGTTATAATGGTAAAATAAAAATTGAAAACGTACCGCCTGATGAATTTTTAATATCTAGAGAAGCAAAAAGCATTCAAGACGCAAGGTTTGTTTGCCATAGAGTAAAGAAAACTGTATCAGAACTTAGACAGATGTATCCTGATGATGATTTTGATGTTGGTGAATTAGGTGCAGGATATAACGAAGAAGTTTATAATGCAGAACGTCAAGCAAGATATGAGATAGATGATTCATTTGCTTGGGGTGATGGCATGAATGAGACTGGCGAAGAAGCCTTAAGAGAATACTGGCTTCATGAATCATTTATAAAAACAGACTATGACGATGATGGTATTGCAGAATTAAGAAAAGTTTGCAGTGTAGGCGACTATATATTTTCTAACGAAGAAATTGACAAAGTTCCTTTTGTTTCCATTACTCCTTTAAAAATTCCACATAAGTTCTTTGGTATGTCTGTTGCTGATCTTGTTATGGACTTACAGTTGATTAAGTCTACGCTTATGCGTAACCTAATGGACAATGCCTATAACCAAAACTTTGGTAGGTATGCTGTGCTTGAGGGTCAAGCAAATTTAGATGATTTGCTAACTCAGCGCCCGGGTGGCATTGTTAGAGTTAAATCACCCAATGCAGTTATGCCTTTGGCTACTCCTCCCTTACAGCCAGAATCATTTCAAATGCTTGGTTATCTTGATGAAGTAAGGGAAGCAAGAACTGGTGTAAATAAAAATACACAAGGCATAAACCCAGATGCTCTTACAAGTCACACAACAGCAACAGCAGTAAATGCAGTAATGACTAATGCCCAGAGTAGGGTTGAGTTAATTGCTCGTCAGTTTGCAGAAACAGGCGTTAAAGAACTTATGTACTGTATCTACGAACTTTTAGTTAAGTACCAAGATAAAGAAAGAGTTGTTATGCTAAGAAACGAGTGGGTTCCTATTAGGCCAGATATGTGGTCAGATAAAATGGATTGTACTGTATCTGTCGCTCTTGGTAATGGATCAAAGAATGAGCAAATGCAACATCTTTCTCAGATGCTACAGTTTGCTTCAGAATCAATGCGTGGTGGATTACCTATTGTAACCGTAGACAATATGTACAATTTAGGAGCCGCTTTAATTAAAGCAATGGGCTATCAAAATGTTGATGATTATTTAACTAAACCACCTGTTCAACAACCAGAGCAACAAAATCCTGAAGCCCAGATGAAAGCGCAACAAGATCAAATGGAAATGCAAATTAAACAAAAAGAGTTAGAAATAAAAGCCGCTGATGTACAAGTTAAAATGGCTAAGATTCAACAAGACGCGCAAGAGGCGGCAGTTGATGCTCAGTTAAAAGCGGCAGAACTTGCTCTTGAAAGAGATCAAGAAAGATCAGTATTAATAGGATAGTACAATGATTAATTTCACAGACAGAGAAGATTTAATGAGATGGTATTACAATACTCATTCACCTGCACCACCGCAAAATGGGTCAAGTTTTTTGAATGACTATATTCCTCCTAATCCAAGTAACTACCCATCGAGCATGACATATCCTCCGATTACAGAATATGTTGATGAACGTGGTCTTATTCCAGATATTAGCAAACTCCCCGCAGGTGTTGTTCCTGATGCTGATCCGGGGCCATTCTACGGCATAGATGATCCTACTTATCTTGAAGAGACTGGAGGATTTGATATGAAAACAGCGGAAGGCTACGAAGCATATCTTGCAAGTTTACCACCAGTACCAGAAACGCCTCCATCAACTATAACTTATGACTCTTGGACAGGAGCGCCTATTGTAAAAGATGCAGATGGCGTTAGAGATGGTTCTAGTTTTGGATTAATAGATTCAGCATACATAGGATAGTAATGACAGAAAAACAACGAGAGGAACAAGCAAAACGCCTCCTTAATGATCCGATGTTTAACGAAGCATTTGAACAATTAGCAGAACATATACATACCACTTGGATACAAACAAGTGTGAAAGATGTCGAAACTCGTGAGCAATCATGGCTTTCTTTACGGCTCCTTGAGCGGATACGCTTACATCTAACCAGTATCGTAGAATCTGGAGAGTTAGCGAGGAAGATTAAGGACATCCATATATAGGAGAATTTGTAATGGCGGACACCATTGACCCGCAAGCAGTTGAACAAGGCAGTATAGCCGAAGCACAAAGTGCTTTCCTTGGACTTTTGGAGCCTGAAGAGGCCAAACCAGAAACTGAGGCAAGCGAACCTACCGAAAATGTTGATG